GGTGTTATTGCACAAGAGTTAATTGGGACCGAATATGAATCCGCATTACAATTAGATGATGATGGTAAGTATTTGGTTGATTATAATAAAATTGATGTTGAATTTAAAAAAATAGATTAATATGGCAAAGTTAAAAAAACAAAAATTGGTAAAAACTACAACACAGGTTGACCAACAAGTGAAAACAATATTTGAAGATGTTATTAATCTAATTAAGATTAAGCATTTATCTTAAATGTTTAAACAGTAGCGGTGAAAAAAGTAAATTTAAATGATTATTTATGTTCAGTACCGTTCAATTCATTAGAAATACATAGTAATAAGTTATTTTTATGTTGCCCATCTTGGTTGCCGAATTCCATAAAATCCGATGAATATACGTTGGATAAATTATGGAATTCGGAACCAGTTATTGATGTAAGAAATTCTATATTAGATGGTAGTTACAAATATTGTGACAAAAATCTATGTCCTCATTTAAGTAAATTAATAAATGAAGGTATTGAATCTGGACCAATACAACATAAATCAAAATCCCCATACAAATCTTCATTTATTGAAAACAATACACCGGATAATATTATAATGAACTTTGATAGGACATGTAATTTTAAATGTCCATCTTGTAGGGTTGATTTAATTGTTGAAAGTAGTAATGGCATAAAAACTATAAACAAAACAATTGATGAAATTGATAATGTTTATTCAAAATATGTTAAAACTTTTTACATTACCGGAACCGGTGACCCATTCATCTCAGTTGGTTTTAAAAATTTTTTAAGGAATTTCAATCCCTCAAAATATCCAAATTTAAAAAACATACATCTACACACAAACGCAAGTATGTGGAATGAAGAAATGTGGGAAAGTATGCCAAATGTTCATAAGTACATTAAAACTTGTGAAATATCAATAGATGCTGCTACACAAGATACATATGAAAATAAAACGAGAATAGGTGGTAATTGGGACACTTTAATTAATAATTTAAAATACATCAATACCATTAAAACATTAAATTCTATAAAAACATCATTTGTTGTTCAAGATTCTAATTATAATGAAATAAGTGAATTTTATAACGTTATACGAAACATTTTTGGAAAGAGAGCGCAAATATATTTTAGTAGAATAATAAATTGGGGTACATTTAGTGAAGAAGAATTTGTTTTAAAACAAATATGGAATACAAACCATCCACTTTATTTAGATTTTATAAAAGAATTTAATTTGATTTGTAATAACTCAAATGTTCGCCATAATATGCATGAATTTGTTAATACCAAAAAAACGTTATTATGATTATTCAAAAATCATTATTTACAAAAGAAGAATGTAATTCTATAATATTATATAATAACACAGATATTCCAAATTGGAAAATGGAAGATAGAAATTATTATTCCCAACCAATTAATTATTCATTAGAAACTAATTGGATATTTAATAAATTAAAAATATTTGCTGAGGAAAATACAAATATTAAAATAAAAACACTTAAAAAGACAATACATTTTCATAAATTTAAAAAAGGTGATTGGTTTGGAAAACATAATGACGTTAGAGATAATAGGGTATATGCTATCGGTGTTTTACTAAATGATACGTTTATTGGTGGTGATTTTAAACTTTATGACCCAAATGAAATTACATTAAACAAAACAAATGGAAACGCATACATATTTGATGTAACAATACAACATGAAATAACACCCATTTTAGAAGGTGAACGATATTCATTACTTTGGTTTTTACAAAAAGAACACATTAAATTTAACGCAAATAAATTAATATGAGTCCGTTAAAATATTGGAATCCTGAGGGGTTTGAGATATCATCGTACAAATACTCTTTAGATTTAAGAGTTAATAAACGTTACCAAACATCTGGAAGTGATAATACAAAAAATTGTCAATATACATATAATGAATTAGGATTTAGAGGAGATTCCCCAACTAAAAATGGATTTAAAGTAATGTCAATTGGATGTTCTTTAACAGAAGGAATTGGTGTAAATGATAAAGAAACGTGGCCATTTCAATTTTGTTCACATATATTAAATAGTGTTAATTTAAATTTTGGATGTGGTGGTAGGAGTAATGATTATATTTCAAGATGTTTAATGAGTTACTATGATTATGTAAAACCTGATTTAGTATTAATTATGTACACATTTTTAAATAGAAGAGAAATATATACCGATAATAATCAAATTGAACCATTTATGGTTGGCAGCTCTTGGGGGTATTTAGAAGAACAAGAAGGCGGCATAACTATACAGAATAATTTAACACAAATACAAAATAGGAATGAGGATATTATTAATTGGTATAAAAATCATTTACTAATAACTCAATTTTTAAAATTAAAAAACTGCAACTACATATGGAATGGTAGTTTAGATGTACCAACGGATATAAATGATGAACATAGGTTCGATGGTGATTATAATAATTTTTTAGATTTAGGAGTAGACGGTGGACATTCTGGACCGAAACATAACAAAAATTACTCAAAAAAATTGTTTGATTACATAGATAATAATTTTCCACATTTTATTTTTAAAAAAAATAATGATGTTATAATAAAAAATATAATATGATTAAAAAGTTAATTTAATTTGTTTTTTTAAGGTTTTTTTTGTATCTTTGTATATGATTATAATTCCACAAACACCTATAACAGAATCTAGCTTTCAAAAATGGAAGTCTCATAGATTAGAAGTAGAGGACGGCTTAGATTCGTACCATTACTATGTAATACCCTTAATTGATATTGATGAAGAAGAAATACCAGATATTGAAAGAATACCTGCACTATTTAGTTCCGAATCCGATGCATATCTTAATGATAATGGTAATGTAGAATATACTTTACGATTATTTGATGATGACCTTCCTGAATTAGAATTTGAAGAAGAGGTTGAAATACTTTACAAAATTTTAACAAAAAAAGAAATTTATTTAAAATAACTTGGAAAAGTTAAAAATATTTCGTATATTTGATTTATCTTTTTTACTATACTTAAACTTTAAAGCAACATGAAAGAAAAAACAGAACAAGAATTAGAAGCAAATTACAACAAATTTATCGAAATCCTTAAAAAGTACTTTACAGGAGAAAGATTAGAAAAGTTGTTACATATGTACTCACCAGACGAGTTAGGATTGAATCTAACGGTCTCTCCTGCATCAGGTAACAAAGGATTCCATAATGCATACGATGGTGGTTATATTGACCATATTTTTAATGTTTGTAAGAATTCTTTAAAAGTAAAAGATTTATTTGTATCAGCAGGTGGTAAGATTGATTTTACAGATGAAGAATTATTATTTGCAGCATTGCATCATGATTTAGGTAAGTTGGGAATCAAAGGAGAACTACATTATGTAGCTAATGATTCAGATTGGCATATTAAAAATAGAGGTGAATTTTATAAACGTAATGAAAATATTACATTTATGACAATTACTGACAGAACTTTTTATACTCTTAATCATTATGGTATTACTTATAATGAAAAAGAATACTTTGGAATTAAACTAACAGATGGTTTATTTGATGAGGATAATGAAAAGTATTACAAAACTTATGATTTATCCAAATCTCTAAAGTACACAATTCAGTATGTACTGCATTGGGCAGATTATATGTCTACTATTGTTGAAAGACAAGATTTGTTAAAATAAAAATATATGACACTTTTACAGAAAGTATGACATTTTGTCATACTTTTTTGTTTTGGTGTAGAAATTGGAATACTATATTTAAACTTTAAAAAATTATTATTATGAGCACAATTAACAGTACAACTAGCTACAAAGCAAATTTAAATGATTTATTTTCAGATTGGGATAATTTATTTTCTCACAAACATACCAATGCTTTTACAAACTATTCATCTAAAGATTTAGATAATGGTAAAGTTGAACTATCGGTAAATGTTTTAGGACACTCTCCAAAAGATATTTCATTAGAAGTAACCGAAGAAAAAATAATTATTAAATCTAAAAAACCAGAAAATTCAAGTGAATTAATCAAAGATATTGACTTTACTTTTAAATTGGGTAAGGATTACGATGGTACAAAATCAGAGGCTAAATTTGAAAATGGAGTACTTTCAATCATTATAGATAAGAAGGATGAAAGAAAGGCAAAAAAATTATCTATTAATATTAGGTAATATAAGTTATTTTTCGTATATTTAGAAGGTAGGAGCATATAGTTCCTACCTTTTTTTATAAATAAATATTTATTACTATGAGTATGATGTACAAAAATCAAATCCAAAATCTATTAACGGTATTGGATGGTAAGTTAAGAGTTTTAGAAGGAGCAGCATCTGGTGCTATGAAACTTGACCCAAAAGATGTTATTCAATTAGTTCATGATATTAGAAAAGTTTCTGATAGAATGGCAGAATTAATAAACATTGAACGAGATTAAATGAATTGGCTTAAATATTTAGTAGGTATATCGGCAGTATTAGTTGCAGGATGTGCAGCTTATTTTTCTGTAACTGGTTTGGGTGTTCTATTTAGTGGAGCATCAACGGCAGTAATGGTGATGGCGGGTTCTTTAGAATTTGCCAAATTAGTAACTGCTACTTATTTAAAACAAAAGTGGGATGACATACAGGGTTTCAATAAGATATATTTAACAATATCTGTTGTAATTCTTATGTTAATCACATCAGCGGGTATTTTTGGTTATTTATCAAATGCATTTCAAGCACAATCACTTCAACTACAACAAGTAGATAGGGATATTGCCGTTCATCAAACAAAAATCGACCAAAATACTACTCAAATTGAACAACTTTCTACCCAAATTACCGAATTTAATACTAATCAGGGTAAAATATTAGATGGTGGTAAAGTAAACTCTCGTCTTATTCGTTCAATTGATAACAGAGATAAGCAAATTGCTAAGATTAATAATAAAATTTCAAATTTACAAACCCAAAATAGTGAAGAAATTGAAAAAATCAATCAAATTAAAATTTCTAACTTAGATTTAGAAAAAGAAGTGGGTGGATTTAGGTTTGTTGCCGAAGCATTTGGT